ATAGGCGACGATCGACATGCACAGGATGATGCCGATCAGGATAAACATTTCTAGGGGCATGGTTGGTCTCCTTCGGTTGCTGATGCGCCGGTGTGGCACACGCAACATGGTGTTGCAAGCTACTTTATCTCATAGTCCTTGTGGACGAAGCCGGGTGCGCCGTTGACGTAGGCGGACGACACCCAGTGCCGCACGCCCTTCTTGCTGGTGCGGTAGTAGCCTCGGCGCAGGTGCGATCGCGGGCTGGCGTGCGTGCCGCCTCGGCCGCGCGACGTGGCTGTCTCCTTGCGCTCGCCGACAACCAGCGTCTTGTACGTGTAGAGCGGTGCCTGACCTTTGACGCGCCGGATGCGGTTCTCCTTAGCGTCTGGCGGCACGTCCGTCGTCTCGACGTGGTTGTTGGCGAGTGCCGCGCATAAGTTCGCGTATACCGACACTGCGGTGTCCAGAAGCTCAGCGGCGGCTTTGAACGAGTTTTCATATGTTGAGCCCCGCTCCTCGGCCATCCTGTCTGCCAGTATGGTAGACCAGCAGCGCATTTCGATTGGCACCCAATGCTCGACATATTCACAGCGAACCTCGAAGGGGCATATAGATACGGTGGTGCCTGCGGGAGAGGCATACATCCGCAGTTTGACGTGAGTGCCGAGATCTTCGACCACTATAATGTACTCGGATGGTCCCTTGGCATACTCAATGATGGTGATGGGGTATGGCGGCCTAAGATTTGCGCCGATCAAGGGTGTTTTGTCAGGTAGCACATTGGGCAGCGTATCGTTCAACGCAAAGCGGATGCCATTGCGATTGGCGCGCTTCATGTGCGCAACCGTCTCGCGGTATGCGGCCTTCAACACCGGCGTGGCGAAGGCCACGCGCTCCATCCAATCTATGAAGCGCGGGAGGAAGTGACCGGGTTTGGACATGGTGCCAATGCTCCTACTTTATGCGCCACACGATCAGCGTGTGGGTGAGGTTCTTAACCACCTTGGGGTTCTTGCTCTTGGTCTTCGTGGCGATGCGCGTCGTGCGCCAGCGCCAGCCTGCGGCGTTGTCCTTGTTGATGAGGTAGATGCGCTGACGCAGGCGGATGATGTCGAGGTCGTCGAGCTGGTACGTCGCGCCGGTGGCGACGGGCAGGCTCAGGATCTCGGTGATGCTGTCTGGTTCGTTGCTCATGCGTCTTGCTCCACGTTAAGTTGGTTCAGGATCTTCTCACGGACACGGGCGAGTGCCTCTCGCCGCTTGGTGATGGTGCCCTCGGGGTCTATGCCGAGGATTTCGGCAGGATCGGCGCGCTGGAGGTCGTACAGGGCGATGGCTGCGCTCTCATGCGCCAGCAGCAGGCTGTGCAGCCTCACACGGCGCGAGATGCGGACGTTCGAGGGTGTCAAGCCAAGGGCCTTGTCACGGAAGTTTACCCACTCCTGCAGCGACGTCTGCCCGAAGTTATCGGTCGCCAGAAGCGTTTCGTCCGATAGGGTCTTTGCCTCTCCAAAGGTGCGGTCTCGGCTGAAGTACGGAAGGGCCGGAGGGTGCCCCTGCATCAAGCCCTGTTTTACGCGAGTGCGCAGCGGCAGGTCACGGATTAGGGTGTCGTCGCTGATAATTCTCATGCGTCTTGCTCCTGTTGCTTGATGGCGATGGCCTCGGCGTAGATGTCCTCGCGGAGGTTGCGGACCATGGCGAGGCGATCGTAATACTCTTGGCGGTCGGCGGCGCAGGCGTCTTTGTCGCCCGGATAGTCGCGGCCGTTGGGTGCCGTTTGCTTGAGCGCCGTGATGGCGACATCCAACGCGGCTGAAGCCTTAAGGCGCGGCTCGATCAGGTCGTCGGCGCTGCTGCCGTTGGGGTTGAGCTTGGGGGTGATCATGCGCCTGCCCCCTCTGCGATGCGGGCGTCGATCTCGGCGACGGCCTCGGCCAGTGTGTTGGCGTCGAAGCGCTCGCCGTCGACCCAGCCGTCGGCCTCGCCGAGCCATACCGGCTCGTAGTCAGGCGCGACGGCCTCGAAGGCGCGGCGGTGGCTGCAGTAGCTGATGGTCCAGCCTTGGTGTGTGGTGGTCATGTCTGGGTACTCCTGATTAGGCGGTGGCGATGATGTCGGCGACAGCGGCGCGCTTGGTGGCGTAGTCACTGTGGTACTGGCGGCGGCCGTCGACCAGCTTGAAGACCAGCCAGTCATTGGCACCAGCCTGCTCGACCTCGAAGGTCTGGCCGTTGTGGCTCAGGCTGTAGATGCCGGGGGCGATGCGGGTGGTCTTGGTCATGGTGCGTACTCTCGTTTGCGTTGCTGTCTCACAGTATATTGCACATGCAGTTTGGCGTTGCAATAGCCTTTGTGAAAAAAAGTTGAGGGGGCCGGAGCCCCCTCGGGTCAGGCGGCGCGCGCCTTGTTCTTGAGGGCGCGCTTCTCGGCGTCGGCGAAGTACTTGGCGATGTAGGCGAGGGCCTCGCTCTCTTCGCGGAAGGGGCTGCCGCCATGCGATGCGCCGAACAGCTCGCCACCGCGCGTGGCGTAGGGATGCACGACATACCAGCGGCCCAGATTAGCTTCGGGGATGAGGTAGGGGCAGCGGACGTCAGCGTCGGCGCGGTCCCACTCGATCACCTCGATGCGGACGCGAGCGCCGAAGCGGCGGCCCTTGGTGTCGACGGCGTCGAACTGGGTGTAGATCGGCTCTTGGCGGTCGATGGTGATGCGCTTGGCTTTGATCTTGGTAGTCATTGTCTGGGTACTCCTTGTTGCTGTTACGCAGCATATGGCACATGCAATACGACGTTGCAATAGCCTTTGTGAATTTTATTTTAGTAGAGGACTGCAACGCGTAGCAACGCGGAGGTGCAACTGTTGCAAGTGTTGCGCGTTGCATGCAACGTATAGCAACGAGTAGCAACCTTAACTTCCTATGTAGAAGGGTTGCTACGTGTTGCAACATGCAGTAGAGAGTTGATACACGTTGCAGAAAGGAAAATTTAAAAATGTGGTCAAACGCAGATGAAGTCGTACAGTTTCTGGATAGCCATCGTAACCGTCGCTATGAGGTGGGCGAGACCTTCGTGCTCCCTGACATCGGACAGGAGTTTGAGGTCATGGCCGTTCGTCCGTTCCGGCACAACGGCAAGTTCCACCTGTTTCTGGATCTGATCGCCATGTGCGCCATCGAGGACTGCACAGACGTCTTGGCGGTGTCTGTGGACATCAACCGCTGGCGTAAGTCGCGCTACCTGCCCCGCTGCTGCCCCGAGCACTCGTACCAGTTCAAGACGCCCATGCAGAACGCGTGGAAGACGGCTGAGGAGCTTGCGGACATCGCCGAGGCTCGACTGCAGGTGCGGCAGTCTGGTGACGCGCAGACGCCGGGTGTGCGCGTGCGTATTGGCGCAGTGCAGTATGTCGTGTTGGACGTGATGTATGACTGGTTGGAATTGCTGGGCGACAAGCCGGATCACGAGACCGTCATTGCGACTGCTGTCGATCGCCTGCCACCGCCTGCCGCCGGTGAGCGCGACACGCGTCGCCAGCGTGCCACCCGCGCCCTGCAGCTTTTGCTGGACAAGGGCTTGATCGACACGCCCATCGAGGCTATCTACGGGGTGTGATGCCTGCGCGATTGATTGCAGGCGCAAGGGGACCGGCATGAAGACTAAAAGCGGTGGTACAAAAAAACACACTGGCGGTCGGCCCGCGCACGTTCCAACCGACGAGACGCGGCACCTCGTAAAGACGTGGGCGCAGGTCGGCACCACACAGCCTGTGATATCCCGTGAGCTGGGCATCTCCGAGGATACGCTGCAGAAGCACTACCGCGACGAGCTGGACGAGGCTGCATCACGCGGTGTGGCAAACGTGGCCAGTAACTTGTATTCCAAGGCCATGGCGGGCGACACTACGGCCATGATCTTTTATCTCAAGACGCGGGGCCGCTGGAGCGAGAAGCCTGCCCTCGGCGACAGCGACAACCCGCTCGTCGTGCAGACCGACGCCCTTGACCAAGCTCTCGAACTGGCCAAGCAGGCTGCTAGGGCTAAGACACCCGGTGTCTGATTACTGCGTTTACCAGATCGATTGCGCGGCAACGGGCAAGGCCTACATCGGCTTGACCAAGACCGGCGCGCGTAAGCGCTTCGCCACGCACTGCTATCTGGCATTGGCCGGTCAGTCTGGCGCGCTTTACGCCGCCATACGTAAGCACGGCGTCGAGGCGTTCAGCATAGCCGTTATCGAGGACGGTCTGTCCCTTGAGCTGGCTTGCGATCGCGAGATCGCCCTCATCGCGGAGCGCGGCACCAGAACGCCGAGCGGCTACAACATTGCGGTCGGCGGTTTGGGCGCGCAGGGCTTCCCTGCGTCCGACGAGACGAGAGCCCGCATGTCCGAAACCCAGCGCCGCAGGCAGGCGGATCCTGAACTGCGGGCACGTACAGCGGCCGCGCTGACCGGCAGAGAGAAAAGCCCCGAGCACTTGCGTAAGATAGCCGAGGCGCTGACCGGTCGCAAACTGAGCGAAGCCACCAAGGACAAGCTACGCGCCGCCAACCTCGGCAAGAAGCAGTCGGCTGAGACCCGCGCCAAGCGCTCCGAGGCGATGCGCGGCCGCCCACGCCCTGAGCATCTGCGCAACCTGCTTGGCGACGCGACGCGCGGCAAGCCTAAGAGCGAAGAGCACCGGAAGAAACTCAGCGACGCCTTGAAGGGCCGGAAGCGCGGGGCGCGTGCTGCCGGTTAACGAAATAGAGGCCGCCTTCGCAGCCGCCAAGACAGCTCGGGCCGAGCTACCCTTCGCAGATCGCATTGCGTACGACGCGCGCATGCGCTGGTTCGCCGGTGCGCACCCGCACCAGATCGAGCCCGAGGGTGACTGGCGCACTTGGCTGCTGTTGGCGGGACGCGGGGCGGGCAAGACGCGGTGCGCTGCGGAGTGGGTCTGGTGGGAGGCGTGGCGCGACCCCGGATCCCGATCGCTTATCACTGCACCTACGCTCGGCGACATCCGCGACACTTGCATAGAGGGCGACAGCGGCCTGCTCAATTGCATCCCGCCCAAGCTCATAAAGGACCACAATCGCTCGTTGTCCGAGATCGTACTCGTCAACGGATCCCTGCTTAAGGGCATACCGGCCTCTGAGCCTGAGCGCTTTCGCGGCGGCCAGTGGCACCGCGTTTGGGCCGACGAGCTTGCCGCGTGGACGTACGACGAAGAGGCGTGGCAGATGATCATGTTCGCCCTGCGACTGGGTGCGAACCCTCGCATCATCGCCACGACGACACCCCGACCCAAGCAGCTCATACGCGACCTTGTCGCTCGCGACGGCAAGCATGTGGTCGTGACGCGCGCCACGAGTATGTCCAACATGGAGCATCTCGCGCCCACCTTCCGCGACCAGATCATGTCGATGGAAGGCACAAAGCTGTTCCGCCAAGAGGCTTTGGGCGAGCTGATCGATCCCGAGGAAGCGGGCATCATCCGCCGCAGTTGGATCAACCTGTGGCCGTCGACACGCACGCTGCCCAAGTTCGACTACATCATCATGAGCCTCGACACGGCCTACACCGAGAAGAGCATCGACAAGAAGAGCCACGACCCTGACCCGACGGCGTGCGGCGTGTGGGGCGTCTTCCAGTACAAGAACATGAGCCACATCATGCTGCTCGACTGTTGGGAGGACCATCTCGGCCTGCCTGACCTGATGAAGCGCGTGAAGCGGGAGATGAACACGCCCTACGGCGACGACGAGGACGCGGCGCTGATCAAGCC